CATCTGGCCAGTGACGCTCTAAGACGCTTAGACAATGTTTGTCGTATTCGCATTGGAATACTGTTTCCATGCCTGCTGCTTCTAAGCCCATGTCAAATCCACCTACACCAGAAAACAGTGAGAGGACTTTCATTAGAATTTTTGGTTGTTTTCTTTTTCCCAAACATCTAACGCGTAAAAGATTTCTTCGTCGGTTAGTTCTTCCTTGACGTACTCAGTTGTGCATCGTGGTAGATACGGCATGATCGGCATTACTCTCATGCTTGGGTGGTTGCGTCTTTTGTTTGTCATTTCTTTCTCCTTGTGGTTGCATCTCAACAGGTGTACTGCTGTGTGTTTTTGGGTTTTGACATATTGGCTTATACGACAATGTTATGTGTGTAAGGATTGTTTCCCCACACACAGGACATTGCCATTTCGTTGATTTACTTTTCAATTGACCAAAGTTCGGCGTCGTCAAACTTTGCTGCTCGTTCTCCGAGGATTGCTTGTTTGACTTCGCCTTTGCTGTTGGTTACTTCAACTGTTTCTCCAACCATTCCTTGGTGGCGTACTTTGACACCCCAGGTTTCGTCTTTCAGTTTGTACCATTGCGCTGTGTGGTTCATTGTTTCTCCTCTGTGTTGGTTTATGTATTACAACTCTATGCCTTGTGCGATGTGGTTACGCAGGCGTGATATGACGGATTCTGCTTGTTTGATTGTTGCTTTGCATCCGTCTAGTTCTTGTGTAAGCGAGTCGGCTGCATCCATGTAGCGGTCGCGTTCTTCTTGTAATGATTGGTTGGTTACAACCAATGCGTCAACTCGATCTTGCCAGTATTCCAGTTCAAATTCTGTGTCGGTAGTCATGTATTACACAATACCTGGGTGTTTAACACTTTGCAAGTATCGTTTTCGTTCGCTGGCTGACCGCCCACCCCAGACGCCCTCCGTGATTTTGTTGGTTATAGAGAAGTCGTAGCACCGTTTCTTTTGGGGGCATGTGGCGCACACCAGTTTGGCTTCTTTGGTGTTGCCGTTATCAGGAAAGAAGAATTTCATGTTCAGCCCCTTGCACGCAGCCCCATCCATCCATGACATGTCTTTGTCAATTAACGCAAAATCTGAGAATAGTTCCATATAGTTATAGTCCCCACGGTCTAAACCCACTGCCTGTTTTTTCGGAATAGTCATAGAGTGCCTTTGCCGCAGTCAGGTTGACTAATGGCGTTAGTAGATCTTTACAGTATTCTATGATCCTTAACTCTTGCAAGTAGCCGTTTTTGTAGTAGCGACTTGGCAGACACCATGTACGGTCGTTAATCTGTGTTAACCCGTAATCTTGTGACCCGTTGCGGTTTAGCGTGGTGTTGTGGGCTTTGGGCTGACATTTGGATTCTCGATTCATAATTAAGTCTAAGGTCATTAGATCTTTTTCGGCCCATCCGGCTGCTCGGGCTGTGTCCCAATGTTGCGGGCACTTGGCTGTTTTGGGCGCACGGCGGGTGAGTTCGTATGATCTCTCAGACGCGTTGAGAGCCACGCTAAGGGGTTGTGGGGTCACCAATGGGGCTTTGGCTGCTGATGCGAGGCTGCCGAAGGTGATAATCCCTACCATGGAAACGGCAAATAGCCGTACAAGGTTTCGCATTAGTGTCTCCAATCATAGCAAAACTGTCGGGTTGCTTACTGGTAAAGGGTTTTAGAATTCTGTGATGTTAAGTAACCGCATTAGATCTTTCACGGTTAACACGACGTACTGATCCTCGGCTTTACCATAGCCTCGTCTCTTTGCAACAACAACCCCAACTTCTGCGTTGGCGTTAATTCTTTCTATCTCTGCTTCTTTAAGCCAGCCAGAGAAGTTGAGGGTGTTGTGCGATTTGCATTCAAAGACCAGCCTGTTGTCCACACCTGTAATGTCTCCTTTGTCCAGCGCACCTTGTAGGGCGCGCCGTTCGCAGTTCGGATAGAACTGTTTAAGGTATTCGACTATGAGTGTTTCAAAGGCTGTGCCTTTAGATTTGTTTTTACTCACTAGGTTTTTCGTTTTTCAACAGTTGCATCAGCGCAACACGGATCATGTATGACCGAGATTTATCGTGTTCATTTGAATAGGTGTCCAATTGTTCTGCAATCTCTTGTTCAACGCGGAACGCTATAAGTATCCGTTTTACAGGTTTCATTGTTTAGCCATACTTAACAAACTAATGATTTCAGATGCCTCTTGTTTTTTTAGTTGTTTAAGGTCTGTAATTGTTCTACCTGCTTGGGCTGTTGCCAACTCTAACCGGTAGTTTTGGCTCATGCACTGACTAATTATCTTTCCTATTTGGGCCGCCGATGCTGGATCTTCTGTGTTTCTAACACGCTTAGATCCTGATCGCTCATCATAAACCGGTGCTGCACCGATGCTGCTATACACCTGTCGCAGTGCCGCAACGTTTTCTGCGAGCGGTATTTGTGGTGTTACCTCTTGTGGTCCACGGGCAACCTTTTCCATTTCTTCACGGCTTGGTCGTGCACCCTTGGGTGCGTAGCCACAGTTGGCTAGTCCGCGTCCCGTCGAAGACGTTTCCGCATTTTCAAGGTGGCTTGTCTTGTTGACGGGACTTGCTCCCCTGACTTCTTCGGCAAACCCTGTGGCTTTTGGAAACTCATCGGCCGTATCAAAGTAGATAGATGTCTTGAACACCACTTTGTTGTCGTCGTAGTACGCCATTTCTGTAAAGATACGACCGTTTGGGTGGTCGTTCCAGAATCGGACTAAACGATCCTCGACCGTTTCGTAGTTATCTAAGTTAAATCCCATGACTATTTTGCTCCTTTAAGGGTGAATGTTCGGTATGTGGTTTCTTTTCTGAATTTTGCTACCAACGCTGGATGTGCCACTTCTAATGCTTTGGTGTCCAATGATTTACGGCGTGATGTTTTCCATGTGCACACAACGCTTCCGTCTATAGCACCGTATTGTGCATCTCCAAGAGCGGAACACACAGTTGTTTTTAATGTTTCTTCTCTTTCTTCTAACTCTTTTATGATCTTTTTAGTTTCTGCTAATTCAGACAGCACCTCTTTAAACTCGTCAGAAAGCATCATGGTTATGTCCTGGCTTTCTGGGTGATCTGCGGCAACATGGCGGTATTCAACCGTGCAGTTCGCCGGATAGTTTCCAGTGTCTATCGCACTTAGAAATTCGCGGCACGCATCTATGTGCATTTGACGTTCATCAGATGTAACGATCTGGGTGTGACGCTTTAGTTCCATTTCACCGTCAAAGATTACCCATTCAATCTTGTCTACATCTGCACAGATTGCTTGCTGGATGCCTTGCCAGTACCAGTATCGCGGTAGCACTCCCGTCCAACGGGTCTTGGATGTTTTGACTTCGTACACATCGCCGTTCTCGTCTACGGCATCAAGTGTGGCGATTAGGCGTACGGCTGGTTCGTCGTATGCGTACATCACTTCGGGTGTGTGAAGTTGGATGTTCTCTATGTCGGCAACCCACTCAACCATCACTGGCTCTAAACGGTTTCCGCGTTCCATTGCTTTGTTTGGTGCTACTGGTTCTGGCGGATGTATTGCCAATAGTTCGTTTGCAAGATCTGCAGCTGATTTGAACGGGTGTTCGTTGTGTACGGCACCTGCTACGGATGCTGATATTCGAGCAACACCGTGTTCGTTTTGCCATCTGACTGCCAGCCATGCTGGACTTCCGTGTAATGGTTTACTGATTGTGTAACGCATTTTTTCCTCCTAGTAGTTGGTGTATAACAGCGTATAACGCCGAGATACAAAAAGCAACCTACGGGGTGGGTGTTACAGGGTTGGGAATATCAACAGACTTAATGGCGCGGATCATCGCCACAGGGATATGCAAAATGTGATCCAAGTCATCGTCCTCTGAACGCGACTGGTACAGGGTTACGTGGTTTTCTTTGCCACCGTCGCTCGTTGCCAAGATGTATCCACAGGATGAGATGATGTATTCGTTTTGGTCTATTCCACTAATCGGTATCCAACCAGTGCCACCGGAATGTGTGTCAGCCCAAGTTATTTCGA